AATTATGCAATGTGTTTGGGTTCAATTAAGAACGGAACAAGTAAAAAAAGAAGCTGAAACCAATTTAACAAACATAGCTAAATAATGAGAGTAGAATGCAATGAATGCAAAAACTTTATTAATCCAATACAAAAAGAAAAAGACAATTTATTTTCAAAAGTATTGGTAAACGCAAAATGTAAATTAGGTAAAAGAGTATTGTTTCAAACTCCAAAAACAAATAATCATTTCGATTGTGGTGGTTATTTTCGGAATTGTAACGATTTTCTAAAAGCTGAGTGATAACGATTGGCAGCTACCAGAAGGGCGGGATTTTAACCATAAAATAAATTTAGAAAAATGAATGATAATTTAACCACAAATGCTTCTAACGAAGCCGAAAGCCCAGCCTTTTTGGTAGGTGCTGTTATGCGCTGCTCATTTACATTAGTAGTGAAGCGTTATAAAAGAGAAAATTGCACGCTTGATGATATGAGGTCAATTTATAGCGGAAAGACTTGCTTAATTGCAAAGAATAGCAAATTTGATGGATTGTATATTCATAAAAGCGGAAATATTATAAAAGGGAAATTTGCAAAGGTTGCTGGAAGTATTAGATACCCGATTTTGATAGCACAAGATGAAGTTCATATTCGCTTTGAAAATTTCCACAGTATGCCAAATATAATTACAGACCAATATGTCAAGCAGGATATTATTAGCGTAGTCGATTTGAGTTGCGCATAACTTCTTTATATACGAAATAAAAGTATTACTTATTTATGGGAAAGCCTTTAAAATACACTAAGGTAAAAGTTGTAAAAATTACGGAATTGCAACATAATACTTTACAAAAATTGGATAGTTATCAAATAAATGTAGCAAAATTTATTCGTGATGCAATTAGTGAAAAAATTAAAAGAGAATATTCGGATTTAATACCTAAACCTAAAAAGAATTATTGTCCGTTTAGTAATGGAACAATTGAAATTTAAAAATATAATTATGAAAATTCAAACATTTACTTGTATAGAAGTTACTGGATTAGAACATGAATGGGCTGTGGATATTGAACGTTGTAAAGAAGAAATGAAACCTGTTGTGCCTAAATTCATTTTAGTTTATAATAGTTATAATGAAAGTGAGTATGTTGATTATGTTGAAAATATTTTGATGGATGAAAAGCCAGAAAAAACAATAGATGGAGTTAATGGCGTAATAGCATATAGTTTCAAAGAAGTTGGTTTCTGGAAGATAAAAAATATTAATTAAAAACTATGTTAAAAGAATTCTTTAAAAAATCTTACAACAAAATACATGAATCAATTTATAACTTTAAAATTATAAAAGATTTACCAAGTGTGTGGATAGAGAAAAACATTTATTTAACCTCTGATATTTCGAGATATACTGGTTATTTTAAATATGATATTTCGCCTTATACTCGTGAGGTTGTAGATTGTTTGAGTACTACAAGCCCAGTAGAAATGGTAGCGGTTATGAAATGTGCTCAGAGTGGATTTACTCAAGGTGTAATTATTCCAGGAATAGCTTATATTATTTCAGAAATTCCAGCTCCAATATTATATACTGCTGCAGATGTTGAACTTGTAAAACTTTCTATTCGTACAAGATTGGATCCCGTTTTAAATAATTCGGGATTATCACATTTAATACGTCCAAATGTTGTAAAAAAGAAAAACCAAAGAACTGGAGATACTGATTTCAGTAAGGAGTTTGCTGGAGGTTCATTAACTGCATTAGGTGTTAATAATCCAAACAAATGGAGGCAATATTCTGTTAAAAACATATTTGCTGATGATTGGGAATCTGCACCGCGTAATGACAAAAAGGAGGGTTCAGTTCGTTCTTTGATGGAAAACAGAGCTACATCTTTTGGATCTATGAAAAAGTTATTTTATATTTCAACTCCAGCGATTAAACAGACCTCAAATATTGAGGAGGTTTATAATTTAGGGGACCAGCGTAAATGGCATTGGAATTGTCCGAGTTGTAAAGAATATATTCCTATTGAGTGGCAAATTAAAAAAGAGGATGGAACTTATGCCGGTATTAAATGGGAACTAAATGACAAATCTGAATTAATTCCAGAGAGTGTTCATTATGAATGTCAAAATTGCGGAGGTAAGATTTTAGAAAAAGATAAACAACTTCATAATTTAAAAGGCAAATGGATTGGGACCGCAATTCCTAAACGTCCACAATTTAGAAGTTACCAATTAAATGCAATTGTTATTCCTCCTGGATTTACTTCATGGATAGATTTAGTTTATAAATGGTTGGATGCTTGTCCTCCTGGTGGATTTATAGATGATGGGAAATTGAAAGCGTTTGTAAATACTCAATTAGGACAAACTTGGGAGGATAAAGGCACAACTGTAAAAGTTAGCGATTTAATGAATAATACTCGAAGCTATGGTATTGGTGTTGTTCCAGATAATACTTGTCAAGATGATGGAAATGGAAAAATAGTATTGATTACTATGGCTTGCGATTTAGGTGGTATTATGAATGATGAAATTGAGGATGTTAGATTGGATTGGGAAATAATAGCGCATTCTAGTACTGGTGTAACTTATCATATTAATCATGGTTCAATAGGAACATTCAAAAGAGGTAGGAAAAAAAGCAAATCGGAGCAAATTGATGATACTGATAGAGATAAATGGACTTATTCTCACGGTCAAAAATTTAGTGTTTGGGGCGAACTTCAAAGAATTATTAATGCTGGTTTAAATTCTCAAAGTGGTGATTTGTATGGAATTGATATTACTGTTATTGATACGGGGCATTTTACAAGATTAGCTTATGAATTTATTCAAAATGAGAATAATCCTTTTATTGTTGGTATAAAAGGTTATGCTGAGGATGAATATAGAAAAGTTTCAAAAGACACTCCTATTATTAGCCGTTCAAGAGAGAATTATGGTAAATTGTTTATACTTCAAGTCAACCAATTAAAGGATATTTTGGCTTCAAATATTAAGTCAAGGATGGGAATGGATGGTTATCAACCGAGTGGATTTATGAATTTTCCACAACCAGAACAAGGTAAATATACGATGCGAGGTTATTTTAACCATTTAGAAGCTGAGAAAAGAGTTCCATTGGAGAAAGATGGAGTTGAGGTTGGTTTTGTTTGGAAAAAGAAAAGCACAAGTATTGAGAATCACTTTTTCGATGTTTGTGTTTATAATTTGGCGGCCAAAGAAATCTACATTGATATTTTAAGACGTTCGGATAGTAAGTACAGTAGATTAACGTTTGAGGAGTTCGCTCAAATGATTGAGTAATTAATAATTTAAAAATTAAATTTATGAGATTTGGAGATTCGGATTTACAGATTAAGGATAAAATAGAAGAAGTAAAAAGACAAGAAGCTGAAATTCAGAAAATTTTTCATTCAAGAATTATGCCTCATGAAAATCATATTTTATTTGAATTTGATTTAAGAAATAAACAATTAAGACTGGCAGTTTTTGAACCTGAAATAAAAGACATTCATTGGAATGAAGCTATTAATAAAAATTTTAAAAAAAAGAATAAGATAGTAATAAAAAAAGAAAATTGTATTTATATTTCAGCATTAAATAAGGAAAATGCAATACGAAAAATAAAAAAAGATTTCAATATTATTTTGTAATTAAAAAATAATTTATACATTTGAATTCTTATATAAAAACACTGATTAAAAAAAATGTGTAACCTAAAAACAAAAACTTATGAAAAAAGTAATTTAAAATTTATGTAACTGCTCATAGTTATGTTATTTGTTTTCTTTATATTTTGGTTAATTTTAAAGAGAAATGCGTAAAAATCCATTCAATTTATTTTGAATGGATTTTTTTTGTAAGTTTGTAAAGACAAATAAACCAATTAATTATGAATGATGGAATTTATACAATGTCGGAATACATTGACTGTAGAAAAACGTTATACGACAAAATAATAGCTATAAATGCATTGATTGATGCAATGGAACTTACATTATTAGAATCTGTATCTCAATCTGGATATATAGAAATGAGTATGGATGATGGACAAATGAAAACAAAAGCCGTATATCGTTCAATGCAAGACTTACAAAATGGAATATTAGCATTAGAGCAATTAAAACAACGATATGTTAACCGATACAATGGACGTTGTACAACTTTAAGAGGTGGAAATATTTAATTTATGAAAATACCATTTACTAACATAGAAATAAAATCGATTTCAAAAGAAAAAGATTTAGAAGTAAAGAGTGAAATTCCTTATGATTTAGGAGGTTCAAAAATTTACGGTCAAAACTATCCAATTATTACACGTTCATTTGATGGGGAAAAAACTCCAGGCGAATTAGGTGTTATTTCAAATTCAATTCCAGATTATCAGAGGTTAAGAATTCGAGCTTACGATGCTGAAATGAGAAGCGATATTGTGAAAATTCTTACTGAGCGTTTTTTTCAATGGGTTTTATGTTCTGGATTAAAATTACAATCTGAACCAAATACGGATTTATTAGCATTAGAAAATATTGAAGAGGATTTTGAGACTTTCAAAAATTCAATTGAAGCGAGATTTAATGTGTATTCAAAATCTAAATATTCTGATTATTCAAAGATGCAAAACTTACATCAAAAAGCATTAGAGGCTTATAAAACAGCTTTTATTGGTGGTGATTGTTTGGTTATTTGTAGAATTGAAAATCTTATTTTAAATGTTCAGTTAATTGATGGATGTCATATCCAAACTCCGTATAATTCGAATTATTTAAAAGAAGCTGAGGCTCGTGGAAATTATATAAATCATGGTATTGAAATTGATAAAAGAGGTGAGCACGTTGCTTTTTATATCAAACAAAAGGATTTAAAATATGAGCGAGTTGCCGTTTATGGCGAAAAGTCTAAACGTAAATTAGCTTGGTTAATTTATGGTGAAAGAAAAAGAGTTGACCACATTAGAGGAATTTCTCAATTGAGTCAAGTTTTAGAAAAACTAAATAAGTTAGATAGATACACTGAGGCTTCAGTTGGAAAAGCGGAACAAGCCGCAAATATAGCTTACACAATTGAGCATGATAATTATTCTACTGGTGAGGGTATAGTTGAAAAAACACTTCAACAAAAAATGAAAGTTACTGGAACTGTTCAAAATGGTTATGCTTTGGCTGATGGACTTGCAAATATAATTTCAGAAACTACATCAAACCAAACATTTAATATGCCAGTAGGTGCAAAAATGAAAGCGTTTGGTACTGAAATTGAAACAAATTTCGAGCAATTTTACAAAGCGGTTTTAAATAGTTTATGTGCGAGTGTTGGAGTTCCAAGTGAGGTTGCAATGCAAATGTATAATTCTAATTATTCAGCAAGTAGAGCGGCCATAAATTCATTTGGATATGTTGTTGATTTGGCAAGAGATAAATTCAGTGAAGATTTTTACAAACCTATTTACAAATTGTTTTTAGAGGTTGAAGTTTTACGAAATAAGGTAGAGGCAAAAGGTTTTATTTCAGCATTACAATCGGATGATGTTATGGTTATTGAGGCATATTCACAATGTCGTTTCATGGGTAAAAATATGCCACATATTGACCCTTTAAAAGAAGTAAAAGCAGTTAAAGAAATGATTGATTTAAACCTTATTTCAAGAGAGCAAGCTACTGAGGATTTAGGAAAAGGAGTTTGGGATGTTAATTATAAAAAAATATTAAAAGAAGATACAATTATTGTTAAACCAGAAATAGAGGAACAAAATGGCACAGTTTAAAGCACAAACTCAAAATACTAATAATGTTTGGGACTCAAACAAAAGGTATATGGTAAATTCTGTTGTTACAAAAGATGGAATTGAATATCAAAATACAACTGGTAAGAATAGTGATCCAGTTTCTTTATTAGATTGGGTAACTACAAGACAACCAGTTGATCCAGTTTATACTCAGTCTGAGGTTGATGATTTATTGGCTTTGAAAAGAAGCAAAACATCAACTGGATGGGAATCTATTGACGATACATTGCATACAGTTGGAAGTCCTCAATCAATTTTAGAGGGAGTTACTGCGAATTTATCTAATAATAAAGGCGCTATTAAAAACAGTAATTTACCAAGTGGACACGCTACTTTTTTTGATACGGCAACTTCAAATGTTTTGCCAGTTTCTGAAAATGATTTCATGTCAAGTTCTTTTATGTTTAAGGCTAAAAACAATAATGTTGATGGGCATTTTACTATTTTTATAGACATACCATCAATAGGAGAAAGATTTCATTCTGTACATAGATTTCCAAAAGGAGCTAATATTGAGCATCCTTTTAATATTACTATAAATCATTATGTATCTGGTCCATTTAAAACAAATGGAGGTACTGTTAAAATAGTTGCAAATTCTGGAAATTTATCTATTTATGATAAGCAGTTTAGATTTTGTTTAATGCATCCAGCAAATTAAGAATTATGAAACAGTATAATTTTAAAGACGTTTTGGCAAATGATAGTTTTGGTGAAAAAAACTTAACTATTAAAAATAATGATTTGCCGATTGATTTAACGGGTGTTTTAATTAGAATTCAGTTTAGAAAATCTATTAAGACCGGAGTTGTTGCAAAGACATTAACTCAATCTGATGGTATTAATATTTACGATGCAGTAAATGGACTTTTTAGAATAGAAAGTTTTGTTGTAAATTTCGTGCCGGACATTTATTACTACGATTGTCAATTTACTTTTTTAGATGGTAAAGTTCAAACTTATTTTGGAGGTACTTTAAAAGTTCTTCAAGATGTAACTCAAAACACATAGATTATGCCTTGCGAAAACATAGTAATAACGATAGAAGAAACAAATGAAATCATTGAAATTATAATCAATGATTTTTCTGTATCTAATATTTTGAGTGAAGATGTTGGAAATACTGCGGTTTTAGGAACTGATGGAAAAGTGTTTGTTCCTGAGTCTGGTGGTGTTGAAAATCATTCTGAATTAAATTTAGATGATGGAACAAATCCTCATGGAACTACAAAATTAGATGTAGGATTAGGAAATGTAGATAATACTTCAGACTTAAATAAGCCAGTCTCTACTGCACAACAAACGGCATTAGATTTAAAAGAAAATTCAGTAAACAAAGTAACTTCAATAGTAGGAAATGAAACTTCAAATGTTTTTTTTGCTACAGTAAAAGCGGTTTATGATTGGGCGGTTGGTTTATTCGTACCCCAAACAAGAACATTAACTATTGGTGGTGTTACTCAAGATTTAACTTTAAATAGAACTTTTGAACAACAGTATTTTAATATAGTTTCAAATACTACTTTATCAGCAATTCACAACAACTCTATTTTAAGAATAAAATCAGATGCAACGGTAACAATAGAAGCTGGTATGCCTCCTGATTTCAATTTTGTAGTTGCAATTTATGATGGAGTTACATATAATCAAGTTGCTGGCTCAGGTGTTACGCAAGTTCCATCAATAATAAGTGTATTGGGGGAAAATATGATTACAACTTTTGTAGATGGTACAAATAATTATCAAAGTTTCGGTGTGTAATGATAAATGCTAATAGATACATATTTGGAAAAAATGGCGGTGATATAAATCCTTTTTTAGCGAATATGGTTGCTTATTATAACTTAAATGCTAATAGCAACGATAGCACTGTTAATATGCATAATGGAACTGATGCAAGTATTATTTATGCGAGTTCTGGAATTGTAAATAATTGCGCTTCATTTGGAGGTAGTTCAAGAATCATTATACCGCCAAGTACTGATTTTGATTTCAGCGATTTGAGTGCAGATATCCCTCTTACTATTGGTTTTGGATTAAAACCAAATAACGCAATGGCGTTATCTTGGGTAATGTCAAAAAGAGATGGCACAACGGCACAATGGCAAATAGTTACAAATGGTGGTTATATTGATTTTAGATTATTTACAAATACTTCTAATTATTTATTTGCCAGAACTAACGATTTACTTGTAAATGGAGTATGGAATTATTATACTCTTGTTTATGATGGTTTAGGAGGTATAGTTATTTACACAAATGGTTTAGTTGGTAGTGGTACATCCACCGCTACTGTAGGAACTTATACAAAAATGCCTATTGCTCCATTAGGACAACCAGTAGTAATTGGAGCGGAAAACTTTACGGGATCTTATCTACTTGGTTTTGATGGGAAACTTGATGAAATAATGTTTGCAAAAGGTGAAGCATACACGCAGCCAAAAGCGTTAGACGCTTACAATAAAATACTAACTGGTCAATCTTTAATTTAAATACAATGGCAAAAATTAAATCAAATGTAGAATTAGTCTACGATGCAAGAAATAAGAAATCTGGTTTTATTCAGATTGAAATTTCTAACTGGTCATACGAACCAAATAATGAAAGATATTGCGCTAAAGTAAATGATTACGTTTTAACAGAAATTGATGTAGATGGAGTTCTTACTTCAGCTAAAAAACTAATTTATACACGACAAGCATTTTATTCAAAAGCACAAATTGATGGATTGTTTTATTTATTGCAAAATCCTATTGAATTAACTGAAATTTATAGCGATGAAATGGATAATTTAATTGCAATGGCCTTGTTATATATTACTCAGCAAGATCCAGTTTATGGAGTTGCTGAAAACTGGGAAATTATTTAATTATGTGGTACTCAATTATAATACTTACAGTTTTAGCTTTAATCTATTTCAAGATTAAAAGTAAATCAAAATTCTTTTATCAGGACCAGTATGCGCTTGAAATGTTTCGTGAAAAAATGGTTACTTTGTTACAAATAAAAAACAGAACAGTTATTGAAATAAGTAATTATTGTGCAGCTTACGATTTTTTTTGTGTTAATCATTTTAAATTTGATGGCGCAACATTCGTAAAGGATTTAAAAGACATTCCGAATTTAGATTTAGATGCAATGCTTCACGATTACGAATGTTTAATTGGAGTAAACAGAAATTATAACCGTTGGTATAAAGCGGTTTGGAACTATTACGAGAATATGCGTAAAAACGGCAAAGGAAATTAGTTTTTAAGATTTGCTAGTTTGTGTATAATCGGAATTGTTTTCGTTCCTTATTGCGCTTTATTTAGAGAAAAATATAATAAATTGTAACTTTTAATTTTTATAAATATGATTGATTTTTTAAAGAAAAATTTATTTCCAATACTTATTGTTATTGGAGGTATTATTGACCAAACAACTGACTTGTTAGTTCAGTTGATTTCAGAATTAAACGCACCGAGTTGGGTGGCTACATTATTAAGAATAGCAGTAATTTCGTTTGGAGCTTTTAGGCTTTATTATTCAGCATCACCAAACGCTAATCAACAAACTGGAGTAGGAGGTTCAAATCCACCACCAAATAAAGATGAAAAATAATAAACATTACATACTTTGGTTATTAATTCCATTAGGGGAAATTAAAGCTATTTTTTACAATTCAGATAAAAAAGTAGATTGGTTTTTATTTAATGATAACGAAAAATTTCTTTGTAATGTGTTAGAAGATTATTCTAATATTTTAATATTTGGAGTTGTGTTTTATTTTCTTACATTTGTAAGGATTGATACAAAGATTAGAAATACTGCATTATTTTTATTTGTTTTAAATTGTTTAGATTTGATTCACTTATCGTTAATGGATATGCAGTATTTTGTTATTGTTAAACTATTTATAGCTTATATTATATGCAAACTATTAAAGAAATTTTAAACTTTTTAGACCTTACAATAGCTACTTTTTGGGGTTTTACTATAATAGATTTAGTAGGTTCATTAACTACTGGAAGTTTTGTTTTTACAACAATAGATAATATTATAAAAGTTTTGTTTGCTTTAGTAGGTTTGGTTTATACAATTATTAGAATGCATCATTTCTATCATAAAAGCGTAATTGATAGATTGATTAGAAAAGAAGAATTAGAAAAATTAGAACGCGAAAATAATAAGTAATTATGGACCAGATAACACTTGAAAGAATAAAAGAAGCACATCCTGATTATATAGATTTGCTTACAGAACAATATTTGGAGGCTAATAACTTATTAGGAAAAGGAGCGAGATTAAGATTTGCTTATGTTTATCGTTCAAATGCCTTACAAGATAAATTATACAATCAAAAACCAAAAGTTACCAACGCAAAAGGAGGTCAATCAATTCATAATTACGGAATGGCTTTTGATATTGTTTTGCTTTATGATAACAATGGAGATGGTAAATTTGAAGAGGCAAGTTACTCTCAAATTAGAGATTTTGATAAAGATACTATTGCTGATTGGAAAGAGATAACTAATTATTTTAAGTCAAAAGGATGGGAATGTGGAGGTGATTGGAAAACATTTAAAGACCCGCCTCATTTTCAAGCAAAGAAAAAAGACGGCACGAGTTTTAAGTGGCAAGAATTAAAATTAAAAATTGATAAAGGACAAACAATTACTCATAACGGAATAGTTTATCCTAAGTTATAAAAAGTCCCCCGATTAAATGAAAAAATCCTTAATGTAAAAGTTAGGGATTTTTTTTATAACTTTGTTTCAACAAAAAACTAAAAGACATGGAACCTCAATTTAGAATAAAAAAAAACGAAAATGGTAAATTTGAATGTTACTATGTTGTTAAAAAAACATTTTTTGGAAAAGAAATTTTAAAACCTTACATAACTTACTTTGGCTCAGATACTGTTTATCCGTTTAGCAGTATTAAATCTTTAACAAAAGAATTAGAAATAGAAGTAATTAAAAAAACTAAAATATTATGAAAAAGTACATTATAATTCTTTATTGCCAGTATGGTGTAAATGTTATTGGTTTACCAACCTATTTTAAATTTTTTACTTATACACCAGAATATGAAAAACTACTATTAACTCCAACCTCTAAATTTCACAGATGATTAAAAATAAATTCAATTTAGAAAACATTAAGACTATTTTAATTATAGTTTTATTTATTATTTTATGGTTTAAAGGTTGTAATTCAGAATCGGTTAAGCCAATACCATCTAAAGGAACATTTAAAACTGACACAATTATTCAGCACGAACAATTACCAGGAAAAACAATAAAAGTAAAAGGCAAAGATGTAATCGTTTACAAAAACAACGAAATAAACAAAGAATTAGCTTTAGAAAACTATAATTTACAAATAGCCTACATAAATGCTAAAGATAGCCTCGAAAAAGAAAAACTATATAAGAGTGCAATTTCTTTAAAATCATTTAACCAACCTTTTGAAAATGATAATTTCAAGGCAACTGCAAGCGGAATAGTTCAAGGCGAATTAAAAAGTTTACAATTAGACTACGAAATTAAAAAGATGCCAATTAAAGAGGTTAAATTTAGGCTCTTACTTGGTGCTGGTATCAATTTAGATGCCGTTAATTTAAATGCTGGGTTTCAAAACAGAAAAGGAAATATACTTGAAATCGGATATGATACCGAAAAACGCATAAACATAGGTTACAAACAATCAATTTTTAAAATAGTAAAATAATATAGTTTTGTTTAGTTAGGAGGAAAAAACTGCATCATTAATTTGATGTGGTTTTTTTTATTTTGATTATTTAAAAAAAAATGTTTTATATTTGTAAAGAAAATAAAATATTTGTATATGAATTACGGACTTGCAAAAGAAATATACGGCTTAACTCCATGGTGTGTAGATGCGGTATCTTTTCAATCGTTATCGGCTATATTGAAAAATATAATACATAATGGAGTTTCTTTAGATATTCCAGAGCAGAAATACAATAGTATCAGTGTTATTAATGTTTCTAACGAAACCAGAATTATTAGCAGACCTTTTGGAGATGATCAGACTCCTGGGCAATTAGATAATAATGATGATTTTGATGGAATTGGAGTTATCAATTTGAATGGTCCAATTACAAAATGCGGAGGAGCTTCTTCAAGTGGTATGATAGAATTATCAAATCAAATGTTATCAATGTCAAAAGATTCCAGAATAAAAGGATTTATAGTGCTTACTGATTCTGGAGGAGGTTCAAGTGGTGCAGTTGATATAATGGGAGATGCTATTCAAGAAGTAAAAAAAACAAAGCCAGTTTATTCTTTAGTAACAAAAGGAGGAATGGCCGGAAGTGCTGCTTATGGAATTGTATCAAATTCTACTAAAATATTTGCTGAGGATAAATTGAGTATTGTAGGTTCAGTTGGTACTATGATTAGTATGGAGGGCCACAAAGCAAACACAACAGACCCAAATGGCACAAAACATATTACTATTTACGCATCAAAATCTACTGAAAAAAATAAGGCATTTGAAGAGGCTTTTAATAATGATAATTACGAGTTAATTATTAATGATTTATTGGACCCGATTAACGAGGCTTTTATAGGTAGAACGCTTCAAAATAGACCTCAATTAGAGGGAACTGATTTTGATAATGGACATACAAAATTTGCTAAAGATTCAGTAGGAACTTTTATTGATGGGATTGCGAGTTTTGATGAAGTGGTCCAAATGGTTTTAAATGATTCTAAAAATAATATTAATTCAAATTTAAGTTTAACTAATTCCACAAAAAAAATGACAAAAGAGGAAATTAAACAAGCACATCCAGAAGTATATGCTGGGATTGTAACTGAGGGAGCAAGTGCTGAAAGAGAGCGAGTAAAATCGTTATTGACTTACATCGATGCGGATTCAAAAACCGTTATTGAGTGTATTAATTCTGGTGATGAAATTTCGCCATCACAAAGAGAGGCGTTTTTAGTAAAAATGAATTCTGCTAATATGCTTGGTAGTTTAAATTCTGATTCTGAAAAACAAGTAGTAGTTGAAGAAACCGCAGTAGTTATTGCTGAGGCTGCTGAAGAAGAAAACAAAACAGATGCAGTTGCTGAAATTGCATCTATGTACAAAAAAACGATTAATAAATAATTTTTTCAGAAATGGATGTAAATCAAAGAAATGTAACTCGTAATCAATCGACTGCGGATTACTCAAAAAAGAAAGTATTTCTATTTGATAATAGATATGATTCTGGTACGTTGGTAAACGATTCAGACCCAGAGGCAACTTGGACTTTGCAAACTGGTCAATTAGTTTATAGAGTTGCAGCAAGTACAAATTTAAGCTTAGTGGCTACTTCTAACACTTTAGTAGGTGTTTTGGTTTTAGATGGTACTGTTGATTTAGCTGCAAATGCTACATTAAATGTGAACTACGGAACAAAAGGAACTATTAACGGTTTGGAGTTATTAGATATTGCTGGTGGTCAATTAGTTTTAACTAATGCGGCTGGTGTTGCTAAAAAAGATGCTTTAGAAAGTATTGGACTTCACGTAGATACTTCAACTGTTGAACTTACAAAATTCGATAATTAATATGATAACATTAAATCAACATAGAAAAGGAATAACTCAAGCGTTATTAGAAACTTTTTCTGATGCAGTTGAAGTCAAAGATGGCTTTGCTGCTTTTTTTCCAAGTAAAACTACAAGTGCAAAAGAATTATCTATTGAAGTTCAAAGAAATGGTAAGCCAATTGCAGTAGATGTTTTACGTTGTACTGATCCAGTAAGAAATACGTTTGACCGTTCAACTGAAAAGATTTTCGTTCCGCCTTACTTCAAAGAGATGTTTGATTTCACTTCTTGTGATGCTTACGATGTTACTTTTGGTGCTGGTAATGCTCCAGAGGGAATGACTGCTGGACGTTTATTTGAAAGCGCAAGTTCTAAATTAGCTGCTTTAAAGGATAAAATCAAAAGAGCTATTGAATTACAAAGAGCTCAGGTTTTACAAACTGGAATTGTAATTTTAAACAATGGAGATAACATTGATTTTAAGCGTAAAGCTGGTTCAATTGTTGTTAAATCTGTTGCTGGAGAAAAATGGACTGCTCCAACTACTTCAGACCCGGTTAAAGATTTGCAAGCTGGTTGTGATTTCTTACGTTCTACTGGACGTTCTGGTTCAACTACTGTAAATGCAATTATGGGTTCTGCTGCTTATACTAATTTTAAAACATCTACTAAAGTACAAGCTGAGGCGGATATTAGAAATATTAACAGAATCGACTTAGGTATGCCTATGTTTGATAATGTTTCTGGATTAGCTTATCAGGGGCAAGTTGGTGCTGGGGATTTCATTGTTAATATTTGGACTTATAACGAAACTTATGAGGATGCAAGTGGAACAGAGCAAAGATATTTAGCTACAAACAATGTAGTTTTATTACCAGAAGATTTTAAAGGATTTACTGGATTTGCTGGATTGCCAGCGGTTATGGGTGATGCTATTTCTGGAAGTCAGTATATTGGTGTTTTAGAAGCTGAATTTAACATTTTTGATGTTATTGACCAGGTTCGTATGAGTTGGGAATTTATGATGCATTCTGCACCATTAGCAGTACCAGTTTCAATTGATAGAATTTACACACTTCAAACTACATCGTAATGAGAAAGTTTAGTGTAAATGTAATTGGACATCAGCTTAAAGGAAAAGTTGTTGCTCCATTTGGTACTGAGGTTGATGAAAGTCAATTGATGGGTAATGCTGATAAACTGGTTGAGGCTGGTTTTATTGTAGAAGTTAAATCTGATAAAAAAGATAAAACTGAAAAAGCAATAGATGACATCAAAGTAAATGATGTTGTAGAAGTTAAATCTGATAAAAAAGATAAATAGGTTATGAGTGGTAAATTAATGCAGTTAGCGAGGCGAGATTCAAAGTTTTTTATAACTAAAGGTGGATTTGAGGAATCAATTACGATTACAACACCAAGTAGAGATAAAGCAGTTTCGTTAACTGGATTTGCCACCAAACACTTTATTAATTTTGATAGTGATGGTTTGCCTATTAATTCTAAAAATGCTCACATTTGTATAAATGAAAATGATTTAGTTTCTTTAGGTTATCCAGTACGAAATGCAAAAGGAGAAGTTAATTTATTAAAACATATTATTGATTATCCGGATAGTACTGGAGTTATTAAGAAATATGTTGTTAGAGAGAATTTTCCAGATGAAACATTAGGATTAATTGTTTGTATTTTAAATGATTACAAAGACTAAAAATGAGTGCCAAAATAACAGAAATAATAGTAGAACAGAGCTTCGAGGTTTTAACAGAAACCATCGGAGCTATTCTGCTTTTAGAATTGACTAACCAAAAAGAGTTGCATTGTATTGATTTTGATTTAGAGGCTTTTGTTGAAAGAATTGAGCCGATAGATAAGAGCGAGGATGTAGTGGTTAATGTTTCTTTAAATAATGTTTCTTATGATAATCATAATGAGTTTGAAGTTCAAGGAAATAATACTTTTAACATCGATGTTTATACTTATGGTTTAGAAACTTCTACTCAAACTGCTGATAAAGACGTAAGTCTTAAACTTCAAAAAGTAATTGGATGGATTCGTTATATTTTGAGTTCTACTAAATATAAAACTTTAGGCTTTGCTCCAGGATTAGTTGCTGGTACTTATGTACAAAGTATTAATTTTGATGATACTTTTGGAAAAGAAGATGGATCAATGAGTAGAATGGCAAGATTAGTATTTTCAGTTCGTGCAAATGAGTTTCAAAATTCAGATGATTCAAAGGCATTTAATAGAAACGATACAATTATCAAATTAGATTTAACAGAAAAAGGATATAAACTAATTTTTAACACATAAAAAAATTATGGGTACAATTTCAACTGCGGTAGGAACTGAAAGACGTTCAAGAGTATCAGGATATAAAATCAAAAAAGGGTTTTTTAATAATGATACTCAAAATTTACCGCAAATTATTGCAGTTTTTGGTGAGGCCAATACTGCAAATCAAGTTGGGCTTACTACTACACCAGTAGAAGTAACAAGCGCAAAACAAGCTGGGGAGTTATTCGGATATGGTTCGCCAATTCATTCAGTAATTAGAGTTTTAAGACCAATTAATTCTGATGGAGTTGGAGGAATTCCAACAATTGTATTTCCTCAAATTTCTGATGGTGCTGCAACTGCAAGTACAAGAGTTTGGACTGTAACTGGAACTGCAACAAGTAATGCAACACATACTATTATTGTTAATGGTAGAGATGGTGTTGATTTCCAACCTTATTCTTATAGTGTTGTTGTAGGTGATACTCCTACAATTATTGCTGGAAAAATGAAAGATGCAGTAAATAGTGTTTTAGGCGCACCTTGTACTGGGGCAAATACATTAGGAGTTGCTACTTTTACAACTAAATGGGATGGAGCTACTTCTGATGAATTAAATATCTCAATTGATTTTGGTTCAAATGCGGCTGGAATTTCTTATTCTCAAACATCTGCTACAAGTGGTGCGGGAACTGTAAGTTTAGCGGCTTCATTTGATAATATTGGTGATGTATGGTATACTTCTGTAATTAATACTTATGGAGTATCTAAATTAGCTGAATTTGAACAATTTAATGGTATTCCAGATGCTGATGCACCAACTGGACGTTATAATGGTTTAATTTTCAAACCTTTTATGGCGTTTTTTGGAAGTGTTCTTAATAATATTAATGATTTTTCTGAAATTACAAACGATTCTGATAGAGTTGAACAAGTTACAAATGTATTATGTCCAGCTCCTAACTCATTAGGGTTTACTTATGAGGCTGCTGCTAACGTAGTTGCTTTATTTGGTCGAATTATGCAAGATACACCGCATTTAGATGTGAATAATAAGGCTTATCCAGATATGCCTATTCCGAGTGATGGATTGATTGGTGATATGTCGGACTATAATAACAGAGATTTCCTTGTAAAAAAAGGTTGTTCTACTGTTATTTTAGAGAACGGAGCGTACAAAATTATGGATTTGGTAACAACATACCATCCAGATGGAGAAATTCCATTACAATACGCTTATGCACGTAATCTTAATTTAGATTGGAATGTATGCGATGCTTATCGTACTTTAGAAACTTTACGATTGAAAGATAAAGTGTTGATTTCTGATGAACAAGTAACTACTGTTACTGGGGCGATTAAGCCAAAAGAATGGAAAGCGGTTTGTTTTGATTTATTTGAGGATTTAGCTGAAAGAGCTTTAATAAATAATCCTCAATTTTCAAAGGATAGTTTAGATGTTGAGATTTCAACTACAAATCCAGATAGATTTGAAACATTTTTCAGATACAAGCGCACTGGAATTGCGAGAATTGAGAGTACTGATGTTGAGGCTGGATTTTAATTTTTAAAAAGTAAGAAAATGGCAAGATTTTTAGGAGGCGATATTACAGAGTTAGTATGCCAACATACATTAGGAGAGTTCAGATTTGCGACAAAATCAAATGAGGATTTCAATATTGACGAGGGAGGTATCAGAATAAATGATGATGCTAATCAAATCACTGGAAACGGACAAGCAATCTATCAAAAAAATAGAGTTCGTTGGATGTTGGAGGGACCAATTGCAATTGATTTTAAGGCTGGTACTGAACAGAATGCATTAAACAGATTGGCGGAACATCCAGACGAGGGTACTTGGACTATTTCGCATATTTCTGGAACAATTTGGAAAGGAAAAGGAAAGCCAGTAGGTGATTTACAACCGAGTACAAATACTGCTCAAATGACTTTAAAAGTTAGTGGTGGTGGTAAATTAGAAAGATTATAAAAAAAATAACCAACCCTTAATTACAAGGGTTGGTTTTTCTACAAACAAAAACAAAAAAAACAGATTATTATGTCAACAAAAACTAAACCAGTTATTAGTGAGGAATTAGCCTCAAATGAAATTCACGAATATTTATTAAATTTTGTGGATGGAGAAATTAATGTAAAAGAGAATTATCCAAAAACTTTAGATGCGGTTATGTGTGGTCGTTTATCTTTTGAAAAGGATTTAACTCCAGTTTATACTTTGATTGAACCTTTAAATGCGGAGTCAATTGAATTTAAACAAAATGAGTTGAGATTTAAAACAAGAGTTAAACCAACTTCAACTGCTACCTTAGCAAAGGGAATCGATTTAAAAACAGATGCCGTTAAATATTCTTTAGTTTTAATTGCTCATATTATTGGGGTTGCTTCAATTAATGAGTTAGACAATTTAAGCAAAAAGGATTGGGCATTAATTCAAGAATTAACTCCAGTTTTTATGTAAGGTGGACTTTGGGAGAAAGTTTACAAAATGCTATGAAAGCATTAGTAAAATACTTCAAATGGACACCTCAAGTAATTGATGATTTATACTGCGATGATTTCGATTTTAAAGGTATTGTTTACTGGTATGATGTAGCAATAGAAGTTTCAAAGAGTATGGATAATATTTAAAAAATAAGATGTGAGAAAAAGCCTTTAATAGTTATAAAATAGTTATTAAGGGCTTTTCTTTTTAATTAAAAAAAGTAAAACGTATGGCATCTACAATGAGAATACCTACCGAGTTTGTCGCAATAGATAAGTTTAGTAGTGTTGTACAAAAAATGACTGCTGGAACTAAAAACTTCGGTAATACTGCTACTGCTGCAATTGATAGATTTAATGCAAAGGCTAATGTTGTTGCTGGTAATATGGCAATGGCTGGAACGGCTATTTTAGCGCCTATGGGTGTTGCGGTTAACTCGGCTATTAAGTTTGAGGATAAGATGTCTGACGTTGCTAAAACAACTGGATTAAATACTGCTGAGAGCGAGGCTTATGGTAAAGCTATTTTAGATATGTCTAAAAAGACCCGTACAAGTATAAGCCAATTGCAAGATATTGGAGTAGTTGCTGGAACAATTGGAGTCGCAAAAGATGAATTAATAGCATTTACAAAGGCTGGAAATCAATTTGCAATCGCTTTAGGTTCTGATTTTGGTAGTACTGAGTTTGCAGTTGAGCAAGTGGCAAAATTGAAAAACCTTTTTAAAGAAACAAGAGGCATTGATATTGCTACTTCTATGACTAAGGCTGGTAGTGCAATTAATGAGGTTTCAAATAGTGCTGGTAGTGCTAAAAACATTAATGATTTTATGTTACGTATTGGTGCTTTGCCAGATGCCATGAAACCAAGTATACAATCATCTGCTGCATTAGGTGGATTTTTAGAAGATGCTGGATTAAGTGCTGAAATAGCGGCTGGTGGTTTTTCTAATTTGATTTTAGTTGCGGGTAAAAATATGACTGGTTTTGCTCAACAAATGGGAATGACTGTTGAAAGTGCAAATAAATTATATTCTACTGATCCTACAAAATTTGCTACAACTTTTGCAAAATCATTAAATAAATTAAAGCCACGTGAATTGGCAATGACTTTAGATAATTTAAAAATAGGATCTCAAGAAACTATTAAGGTTGTTGGTGCTTTGGGTAGTGGTTATGAAAAACTTGCAAAGGTTCAAGGTATTTCAAATAAAGCATTTGCGGATGGAACTTCTATAAATGCTGAAGCTGCTAAAAAGAATGATACCATGGCTGGTAAAATTGAAATGGCTAAAAACAACATGGAGGCTCTTTCAATTACTGTAGGTACACAATTAGCACCAATTTTAAGCAAGTTAATTGATAAGGTAGTTCCTATTATTGAAAAGTTTGGAAAATGGGCAAATGATAATCCTGGATTAATAACGACTATTGCAAATGTTGGTATTGCGTTATTGGTTATGTCTGGAATAATTAAAGGAGTTACAATTGTTACAAGTATATTTCAAGGAGTTATGTTTCTTTATTCGAATGCCGCAAAGGCGGTTACTGTTGCACAATGGTTATGGAATGCGGCTATGTGGGCAAATCCAATCGGATTAATAATTGCTGGTGTTGTTGCTTTAATTGGATTTATTGCTTTAATAATTACTAAATGGAATGATTGGGGTGCTGCAGTTGCAATATTTATGGGTCCGTTAGGATTAGTTATTTCATTAATTCAAAGTTTTAGACGTAATTGGGAAATGGTAACTCAAGCATTTACTACTGGTGGTGTTTTAGGAGGAATTAAAGCAATTGGAAAGGTTTTATTAGATGCTATTTTGATGCCAGTTCAGCAGTTGTTAGAGTTATTAGCTAAAATACCAGGTATGGGCGATTTAGCCGGTGGAGGTGCTGAAAAAATAAAGGCTATGCGTGAGAGTATGGGAACTTTAGAAGCTCCAGAGAGTAAACAAGCTAAGGCTACTGCAAATGCGAGTGTTAATGGTAAAGTTAATATTGATGTAAGTGCTAAAGGTGGCGCTCAGGCCAAAACTTCAAGTACTTATAGCGGTGGTATTCCAGTTGTAGTTTCTCCAACTCAAGGGGCATTTGGTAAATAATTAAATTTTAAATTTATGAACACAAAAGATATAAATTTACATGAATCAGGAAGCGGTGGCGAAATGGCCATCGTTTCAAATGATTTATTAATGGGCGAGGTATTATTTCAACAAGTGTATTTAGCTTTGTTTGGTGGCAATATTGAGGCGAATACTATAGGTAATGAATTAGTTAGTGAGGAACGGTTTGATTATTGGGCAAATCCTTTGTTTTTTGCTCAAACTCAGATAAAACAATTTAATTCTAATACTGAACGCGAATTGCAAAGTGTTGTTTTAAATACTTCTGGGCGTTTGAGAATAATTCAATCAGTAAATGAGGATTTAAGTTATTTAACTATTTTATTGAATTATAAAGTTGATGTTGAATTTGTTGGGACAAATCATATTAGAATAATTGTTAACTTTACACAAAAAGGAAGTCAAGAAAATAGAGTATTGCAATTAGTTTATGACAATGCCAAAGGCGAATTAATAATTGAAAAAACAATTTAGAAAAAATGAGAGAGATACCAAGTATTAACGATTTAAAAGATGCGTTAGAAAACGATTTTAAATCAAAATTAAATTTAGCTCCTACGGAATTGAAATATGTTTTAGATGCTTTTGATAGTGTTTTGGCCGCTCAATTCAAATTAGTGTATTTGTATTTATCAGATATTCAAAATGAAATATTTCCAGATACGGCAACAATTGAAGAAAACGGCGGTACTTTGGAGCGTTTAGGCCGTATTTATTTGAACAGAAATCCAAGACCAGCAACTGCTGGTATTTTCAATTTAGAAGTAACTGGAACTGCAAGTGCTGTTTTACGTAGTGGATTAACTTTTAAATCAAATGAAAACTCTTTAAATCCAAGTCAATTATATGTTTTAGATAATGAATACACTTTAACCGGAACTGATGATATTATTGAAGTGCGTTCTTTGGGTGGTGGAACTAATTTTGATTTAAATGTAAATGATGAATTAACAATTACTGAGCCAGTTTTAGGAGTTAATAATTTAGTTATTGTTGATGAAATAATTGAACAACCAAGATCAAGTGAGGATATTGAAGTTTATAGACAATCTATTTTAGATGCGATTCAGTTAGAGCCTCAAGGTGGAAGTAAAACAGATTATCGTTTATGGAGTGCAGATGCTCAAGGAGTAAGAAAAGTTTATCCTTATGTTAGAAATGACGATGCTGGATTTGTTGATGTTTATGTAGAGGCTACAATTGCAGATAGTACTGATGGAAATGGAACTCCAGATATAACTTTATTAGATAATGTTTTAGAAGTTATTAATTTTGATCCAGACGATACTAAACCATTAAATGAAAGAGGTCGACGTCCTATTCAGGCAAATGTAGAAACTTTTCAAATTGAGATTGTTCCAGTTGATGTTACAATTAATGGATTGATTGATTCTGGTGCATCTGTTCAAAGTGCTATTGAAGAAAATATAAAAACATTTTTGTACGATGTAAGGCCTTATGTTTCTGGTGCTGATTTACCAAGAGATAAAAACGATATTTTATACCAAGCCAGATTGCAGAGTGTTGTTACTGATGTTTTAGATAGTTCTAATTTTTTCAACACATTGATTATGGAAGTTAATGGTGTTGAGGTTTTGAGTTCTGAGTTTAATTTAGGATTTATTCCATATTTAAGAAACTTAACATTTGCATAGTATGTATGAGGTAACAAATAATAGTACAAAACACGGATTAAACACACCTCACGGAGTTAATACGCCACATCGTATGCCTACTGCTCCTGGTGAAAGTTTAATTGATATAATTAGTGGTTTATCACGTCAATTATATCCAACTGGTAGAGCGTGGTGGATGCAAAAAAATGGTGTTTTTGATAATTTACATAATGCTATAAATCGGAGTTTTATAAGAATTGTAGAAGATTGTGAAGCTACTATAAATTCAGTTTTTCCAGATACTGTAAATTTTGATATTAATGATTGTGAGTTATGGGAGTATCGTTTGGGGTTGGTTACAAATCCGAGTTTAAGTTTAGAGTTTAGACGACAAACGATATTAAGAAAAATGTCTTTTCCAAGTAATATAAAAGCCAGACAAAGTAGAATTTTTATTGAAAGTCAATTGCAATTAGCTGGATTTAATGTTTGGGTTCATGAGAATTTATTTCCATATAAAACTCCAGACGATGTAATTGCTATTAGTTTGGATTTGGTTCAACACGGTGGTGATACTCAACATGGATTAGGAACTCAACACGGATTTAGTAGTTACGATGTTATAGCTAATGAGAATGTTATTAGTGAAAGTTTTTCGGTAGGTTCTGGTAATTTGTGGGCTACTTTTTTTATTGGTGGTGAGGTACTTGGTGAGGTTGCAAATATTCCATCGAGTAGAATATTAGAATTTAAGGAATTAGTATTAAAATTAAAGCCAGCTCACACAGTTGCTTTTACATTCGTGAATTATGTTTAACTTTGAAAAAAAATAAAAATGAGAAAATTTAGTGATAATCCAAATGTGGATAATTCAGATTTAGTAAATTATCCAGATGCAAGAATAAAAGATAATTCTGGAACTGGTGATGGTACTCCAGTAAACGAGCGAGTTTATGGTGATGTTGTTCAATTCTTTTTAAAGTTAAAAAGGTTGGCTGGATTGACCGAGAATAATTTACCAGATAATGAAACAAACCAATATCAAACTATTGAGGCGTTAAAAGAATTTGCGAGTAAAAATAATTACATTCAAAATTTAAGTTCTGTTTCTGGAGTTTTAACTGTTTCTGCTAAAATCGGATTGATGCAAAATAATGAAAGTTTGATTTGTAAGAGTTCAGTAGATTTAGGAGCAGAAACTCAAATTAAAGGCTCAGATAATGCGATTATTGTTTTTGCTAACATTGGAGCGTTTAAAACAAATGAGTACGTTAGATTAATTAAAACGGGCTCAACTATTTTATTAGTACGTTTAGTTGATTCTGTTAATTTAGATTTAGCAATTAGTGAATTATTGTATTTGAAGAAAACAAGCCAAGCAACTGAAAATACTGGAACGTCTGATTTATTTGCTACAACACCATTAACAAATAAAACTGTTTTTGCACGTAGAGTAAACGGGGTTGATTCTGGTTCTTATTTAGCGAGTATAAGTCAAAATGGTTTATTAAGTGCTGCGGATAAGGTTATTATTGATGGAATTACAAACACCATTATAAATAAAGGTTTTATTAGTGGATTAGATGTAAATGATACGATAGGTGCTTTAGTTGTTAGTGGGGATATTTCTTCAGCAACGGCTTCAAATGTTGCTGGTAATGCATCAAAAGTAGTTGTTAATATGGCTAATGCTATGTCAAACACAAATTACATTGTTAAAATGTATGTTCAATCAAATAGTTCTAATATTATTTCGGATGTTCATGTTAGTGTTCCGATATTTAAGCCAGTTAGCACAACTCAATTTGAAATGTGTATAGCACAAACTGCAACAGAAAATCAAAATATAAAAATTCATTTTGAAGTAGAACAATTATAAAATTTAAGATATATGAAAGTATTAGGAAGTTTACCAATTGCAAAGGATACTAATGTTAAGTATCCTTTTGGTGCGAATATTCAAAATGAAACAGATATAATTGATGGAACTCCAGTTGTTCGTGAATTATATTCGGATCAATTAATGAATAGTTATAAATTGTTAGAGGTTACTGGTGTTGCTCCAACTGGAACAGAGGATAATGATGAAACTCAATATCAAATAGTTGAAGCATTAAAAAAGTTACCAAATGAAATAAACGATATAAATCATGTTTTAGAGTTAAGTGGCACGGTTTGGAGTTTGCCTTTGGATTTAACATATTTACCTAATAAATTTGTTTGTTTTGGTCAAGTAACAGATACTTATGTAAGTACAGAAACTTATACTTTTAAAGGTATTGGAGAGTTAGAATTGCCTTTTAATTCATTAGGTTTTAATTCTGGCGAGGAGGTTATTATTATTATCGATACAGATGGTGTAAAAGCTTATTCTTTAAATAAATTAATTGAAGTTTCAGATACGGTATTCACTCCATTAGGAAGTCCAATTGCTTTTAATGATACAAATATTATGTATTATAAGGAGAATGGATATTTTATGTCGGATTTACCAAGTGCTGATGAAATTCAACAAAGATTAAGAGTGTGGCAATCTGATGCAACTTTAATACTTCATGATATATTTGTTCATAATGGGTTTTTAGTTTGTTTTGCTACTTTTTACCTTTCTCCAACAGAGTCATTTGGTGCTTTTTATGATATTGATATCAATGATTTTGATAATATTTATGATAGAGGCTTTGTGAGTCCGATTACAGATGCTTATAGTCCTTATTGTTATATGGACATAGATGGAAATACTTATCTTACAAATGATTCTGGATTTAATTCTGATGATTTTTTAATTACTAAATTTGAAAGAAATATTTCAGGAACTTTTATTGATGTTTCAATGACTCCAATAGATGCTACATTTGTAAAAACAACAAATGCCGTAATTGAAAATGGATTTTTATATACGTTTGTTGCCGGTCAATTAAATAAATTTAATCTAACAACTGGAGTTAAAACTGAAATAATGTTTTTACCAAGTGTTAACGGTCAACTATTCCGATTTAATGGTGAGGTTTATTTCACTACTGGTGAGGTTGCCAAAAAATGGATATTATCATAAAATAAAAAATATGCGTTTAGATGTTAATACAGATGCAACAATTATACTAACTGCAAAATTGGAAAAGCTGCATCGTTCAGCTTTTCCTAATGCAGTTCGTTTCACTTTAAATGATGTTGCTTTTGAGTCTAAAAAATTAATTCCAAAAAAGGCAAATGAAAATTTTACAATTAGACAAAAAAACTTGTTTAGTAGATTTTCAAAAGTAGAAAAGGCTAAAGGATGGGATGTTAGTAGTATGAGTTCCGCAATTGGTTTAGATGCAACATCACAACCTAAATTGGTAAGTGGTTTAGCGGTTCAAGAAAAAGGAGGTAATATTGATGGTAGAAAATTAACACCTCATAATATGGGCCGTATTTCTGGAAGTTATGGTAAAAAAGTAAAATCCAAAAATCAATTTAAAAATTTAGATAAAATCGGTACTGCTAAAAAAAGAGTTCAAGGTTCTAAATATTTCAGAATTAAAAACGGATCAAAAGAAACTGTTTTCGAGCGAGTTTCAAAAACAAAAATAGTACCAATTTATAACGTAAGACAAACAAAAATAAGTCGAGTAAAAGCACAACCTTTTATTCATCCAAGTGCGGTGCAAGCGTCGAAACAAATGGATAGGTTGTATTATAAAAATGCTCAATTTCAATTTAAAAAACACCTAAGATGAGCTGGATAAACCGAATAGAGAATATTAAATTCTCAATTAAAACTGGTGATGGAAAAGAGTTTTTCCCATTATGGAAGCCAGGAGAAAAATCAATAGATTATAACGCATCTACTTTTGATTTTATAGATGTTGAAAAGTCTTTAGTTGAACGTAAAAAGCCAAAGAGCGGAAAATTTCCTTTAACATTTTGGTTTCAAGGTGATGATAATATTGAACAAGCTCAAGAGTTTGAGGATAGTGCAAAAGATAATCGTTATTGGACCGTTACGCATCCTTTTTATGGAGTTATAAAAGGGCAACCATTATCATTAAGTAGAAATGATGCCAATTATAATGTTACAGAAATTTCAGTAGATTTTTGGGAGTCTATTGTTTTTGATTATCCAAAGAGTAATTTATCAATTCAAGATAACACACTTGTAAAAAGAGATAGTGTTATGGAAAATTCTGCATTGGCTTACTCAAGTAAAAATGTTCAGAAAAGCGAGGACATCCAAAAGAATAAAGAAAGCAATGCTTTGGTGTCAAAATCATTTGAAACAATTCAATCAGATGAAACAAATGTAGATTATCAAAATGCACTTGCAAAGGCTCAAAAGTCGGCTGATAACTTACTTAAAAATCCAAACCAAGCTATTTTAGATGCACAAGCTTTATTGAGTGGTCCAAGTTTTTATGATACCGATGTTTTGCCAAGAATAAATGCTTATAAAACTGCTTACAATACTTTATTTAGAGGTTTTAATTCAGTTTCTGATAAATTGTTTTTTGAAAGTCAAGGCGCAACTTGTTTAGCTAATTTGTGTAATGCCGCAGTTAACTTTAATTTTGAAACTGATTATTTAATTGTTTCAGATGTAGATTATGTAAGTAATACTATTTTAGATTTGTTTTCTAATTATCAAAATTTAGTAGATGAAGCAAGTACTTCTAATTATGAAATTGCAGATAATTACCAACCTAATGCGGTTGTTCAATCTGAATTACATGATTTAGTAATGTTTACAATTGCTAATTTATTTGATTTAGCTTTTGATGCTCAACAAGAAAGAATAGTTTATTTGCCAAAGGATAGTAATTTAATTTTACTTACTCATAAATATATGGGATTGGCAAGTGATGAAAATATTCAGAGATTTAGAGAAATTAACGGAATAAAATTAAAAGAGTTATTTCGTATCAAAAAGGGACGAAAAATTAAATACTATGTATAGATATGAAAATATTAATTAATGGTCGCAATTGCGAGAATTTCACGGCAATATCTATTACCCGTAATTTAGATAGTATTGGTTCTACGTTTACTTTTAAAGTTCGTTTCAATCCAGAAAACGATGATCACAAAGAGTTATTTAAACCTTTGCAATTTCATAAGGTAGAAATATTCAAAATTGATGGGACTTTACTTTTTACTGGTGTTATTTTGGGACATGCTTTTGAAAGTGATTCAATATTTAATCTACTTGCAATTAGTGGTTATTCTTTGAGTGGAATTTTAGAAGATGTTACTATTCCTCCAAGTATGTATCCTTTAGAAAGTAGTGGACGTTCTTTGCGTGAAATTGCGAACAAACTTTGCAATGCTTATGGAATTGAAGTTGTTTATTTATTGGATGGTGATGCTGATATTGATAGTAATTTTACAAAGGATGTAAATACTAAAAATGTAAAATCTTTTAAACCACGTAAAAAGAAACTTTCAAAATCAAAAGAAGCGGATAGAGTATTCAAAAAAACAACTGCTGATAGTACTGAAACAGTTAAAAGTTATATTTCTAAATTGACCTCTCAAAGAAATATTTTATTGAGCCACAATGCAAAAGGTCAAGTTGTAATGTTTAAACCAGATGTAAATGCTAAACCTAAGTATTATTTCAATAAAGATAACACTTTGAAAATGTCGAGCCAATGGAATGGACAAGGAATGCACTCAATTATAAATGTAGTTCGCCAACCATCAAAAGATAATGCTGGAGTTTCTACTGTTGACGTTGCTAAAAATCCTTTAATCGGAGTTTTTCGCCCAACTACAAAGGTACTTAGTTCTGGAGAAGATACAGATACTAAAAAGGCTGCTGATAATGAACTTGCAGCAGAACTAAAAAACATTACAGTTAAGGTAGAATTACAAGGATTATTTGATGATATTATTCCTGGGGATTTAATCAACATTCATAATCACGAAATTTATAGTTTTGCTTATTCAAGATGGATAGTTTCAAGTATTACATTAAATATTGATGAAGCAAGTACTACAAGTAGTTTAGATTTGGTATTACCAGAAACATATAATGGTCAAGTTCCTAAGCCTATCTTATTTTATTACGAATCACATAAAAGACATACATAATGATAACATTTAGTAAATTTTCAGATAGTTCAATTGAATTAGGAAAAAGGATTTTAAAGGTATTACAGTTTGGCGCAAAGTCTGCTGATGAATGTTTGCCTTTTGGAATAGATGCAAATCCTTTAAAAGATATGACTACCATTTATGCCGATACTTCAAACGATTCTGAAAGTATAGTTTTAGGGGTCATAAATGAGTCGCAAGAAGCAGATAATGGTGAGTTAAGGTTTTATTCTATGGACTCAAATAAAGTCGTTAAATCTGTTGTATGGCTTAAAAAAGATGGTACGATTGAATTTAACGGAAATACTTATAGTATGGTTAGGTTTGAACCTTTAAAAACTGGATTGCAAAATTATGACAACTTAGTCAATATTGAACTTGGTAAAATACAATCTGCAATTACAAGTTTAGGAGGCACTTATTCGAGATTAAATATTAATCATGATATTGATGCAGCAAAATTTGATAAAAATAAAATAGGTTAGTTTTTTGTTTTTTGTTTGAAAGTCCTAATGTTTTATAATGTTAGGGCTTTTTTTGTGGATTGAATTTATTTATACAAATATAAATTAATTTAAAATAGTTTCAATTTATTTTGCAAAGTTTAAATAAATTTATATCTTTGACAAAACAAATAACAAATACTATATATCATGAAAATATCTAAAAATAATAAAACTGTAATAATTGTAAGAATTGTAAAAGCCGGAACAAAAAGAGTTTTCTTTTATCCAACAACTGAAAATGGTTTAAGGTTAAATAATATTAATTTTTGTAGACAATACGATGCAATTAATTTAGGTAAAGTTTATTTAAATTCTTAATCATGATTTACGAGTTACGAATTTGGTTCCGCTTTATGGTTAATGGGGACCAAGAAAAAGACTTCGAACATTATTCAATTGAAGCGTTAAATGTTCATGAAGCATTTAAATTAATAAAAGCGGATAAGTTTAAAACAAATGCAATAATTCCAATATCATATCAAAGGTTTATAAATGGAGTTTCAGATGGAAATGTTTACAAACCAAGTCATGTTGAAATGGATGATATTAATTTTCAAAATCCATTATCAAATATTAATAAAGAGTATAATTAAAAACAATTAAATATGTCAAAATCAAGTTTTAAAATCGATGTTACAGAAATTGTTCATCACTTAAAAAAGTCAAATCCAGAATTCAAAAAAAAGGATTTAGAAAAAGTTACTGGAGTTAGCAACAATACTATTGCCAGTTGGGAAAAAGAAGCTCCAGATGTAATTGAGTTACTTTATTTATTATCAAAGGATTTTGATATGAATTTTACGGATATGGTTAAAAGTTCGAGCGATGCTTTTGCAAGTATTAAATTGTTGAAGTATTTCAATTTTCAGACTTCAATTGATTTAGAAAGTGTAATTATTAAACCTGAGTAGTATGGACAAGTATCAAATCAGAACTGAAAAGAAAAACGGTATTTGGCACGCTGAATTGTGGGTTGAGATTATGGCATCAAAAATGTATGATTTCGAGGATGAAGTAACTGCTGAAAATTACGCTCAATTACAAATTGAAATTGGGAACAAAAAATGGATTGATTTATTAAACAAATAATTATATGCAAACTAAAACAATAAAAAAAGTAATTTCTAACAAACTAAATGAATGGTTAGAAACAATTACAGATGAGAAATTAAGAAGCGAAGTAAAACAAAACATTTTAGTTTCTGGCGGATCAATTACAAGTCTATTTTTAAATCAACCAGTAAACGATTACGATGTTTATATTCAAGATATGGATGTATTGGTTAGATTGGCTGAATACTATTGTGGTGGTGATGTTTTGGATGGAAGAAAAAAAGATGAATATATTCAAAAAGATGTGGATGATTTAGGAAATGAATTTAATGAAAATTCTCAAAATGCCGTAAGATTAAGAACTTTAAAAAGTAACCAAGTAAAGTTGAATATTCCAAGTGATGGTATTAAAATGGTTTTAGGAGAAAGTGAAGAAAAATACAGAGTTGCTTTTTTATCTCAAAATGCTATTTCACTAACTGATGATTTACAAATCGTATTAAGATTTAATGGAAATTCAGAACAAATTCATAAAACTTTTGATTTTATTCACGCAACAAATTACTTTACTTTTAAAGATGGATTAGTTACAAATATTGATGCGTTAGAATCTATTTTAACAAAAACTTTAAAGTATCAAGGTAGTTTTTATCCAGTTACTTCAATAGTTAGAATGAAAAAATTCTTACTAAGAGGTTGGAATATTGGAGCTGGCGAAATGCTAAAAGTTATGTTTCAAATATCAGAGTTAGATTTAACTGATATTGAAGTTTTAGAGGAACAACTAATCGGAGTTGATGTTGCTTATTTCTCATTATTAATTGATGCTTTAAAAGGAGTTCCAAAAGAAAAAATGACATCTGCATATATCAATGAAATGATTGATAGAATTTTCAATAATTATGATGATGAAATTAACATTAACGAATAATTTAAACAAATAGTACTTATGGAATCAAAATATTCTTTTTATGCCACATTAACTGCTAATGTTTTTTTAGACGATAATGACTTTTATTTTTTAAAAAATGTTTTTGCAAATCATTATGATTTTAATATTAGAAGATGTGCAGAAATTGGTGGATTTCTACATGGTTATCATATAAGAAGATCTCCTATTAACGGAATGGATATTACTGATGATGATAGAATTGTTGATTTTACTTCAATGCAATTAGGATTAGTTCTAAAATCTTTAGAAATGCAAAATTCTGAACAATCATCAAAGCTAAATTTAATGTTTCATAAAATAGCAAACGAAATGGCTCAAAACCAAAAATTAATTAATTCAAAACAATTCAAACACTAAACAAAATGAAAACAGAAATCCTAACATTAGACGATTTAAAAGCAACTAATTTACCAGAATTACAAGGCTTTAAAGAAACTCAAGAATCATTAGTAAAACAATATCCATTTATTGAGATTACTGATAATGCGAGTTATGAAATTGCAAAAAAGCACCGTACTACATTATTGAAAGGGCGAACTTCTTTAGAATCACAAGATAAATTGATTGCTTCAAAACTTTCTAACTTTAGAAAAGATGTAAAAACCATTATTGATGGACTTGTAGCGATTACTTTACCACATGAGGAGAAACAACAAGCAGAAGTAAAAAGGTTTGAGGAAATCAAAGAAAATGAGCGTTTGGAAAAGGAACGTTTAGAGAATTTAAGAATTAAAACCATTAAAGACAAAATTGAATCGATTGAAACAGAATGTTATGAGGTTATTCAAAAAATGACTTTTCAAAATATTGTTATTGATTGTGATAAGGTTGCCAAAATTTACGGAGTTGATTTTGATTTTGAGGAATACGATATTTTATTTGAACAAGTTGAAGATAGAGTTCAAAATGCTTTGAATAATAAAATTGATGACCTTACAGAAAAGGAAAACCAACGTATTGCAAATGAAAAATTATTGAAAGAAAAAGAAGAAGCTGATGCAAGATTAAAAGCAATTGAGGACCAACAAGCAAAAGAAAAATCGGAACGTGAAGAAAAAGAGTTAGAACAAAAAAACCAAGTATTTGAAATCCGTAAAAATAGACTTGCTGAAATCGGTATAGTTTTAAGTTTGTTTGATGTTTTTGTTTATCCTGATAACGAACTTCCTTTAAAAAATTTCACTAATTATGAAAAGGAAACTATTTTTAATTGTGATGCTATTGAATTTGAAAATTATTTAAATGATGCTAAAAATTCAATAAAAGAAGCTATTGTAAGACAAGCAAAGCAACAAAAAGAAAAAGAAGATGCTGACAAATTAGAAAAGGAAAACAAAGCCAAATCGGACAAGGAAAACAAAGCGAGAATTAAACGTTTATCTCAAGATAAAGCAATTTACAAACAAACTTTATCTGAAACATTAGGACGTTTTCCTTTGTTTTTTGATGCTAACCAAATTGAGGTAAAAGCCTTTTCAATTGAAGTATCAAACCGAGTAGCAGACCTTTACAACGAATTATTAACTGAATTAGAAAATCTATAAATTATGTCAAAAGAATTAACAACAACTACACAAAAGGGAGGTGCATTCTCTACAATTTCAAATTTCGAAGATGCACAAAGAATGGCAAATATGTTGTCAAAATCGGACCTTGTTCCAGCATCATATAAAAATAATATTCCAAATACTATGATTGCATTGGAAATGTCAAATCGTTTAAATATTTCACCTTTTGAAGTAATGCAAAATTTGGATATCATCAAAGGTAAACCGAGCTGGAGTTCTACGTTTATTATTGCTTCAATTAATTCATGTGGACGTTTCAAGCCTTTAAGATTTGAATTTGTTGGAACACCAAAAACAGACGAATACGGATGCCGAGCTTATACCGAAGATATGGAGGGGAATAAATTAATTGGTCCTACTGTAACTTGGTTAATGGTAAAAGCTGAGGGATGGCTTGCTAAGGCTGGCTCAAAATGGCAAACAATGCCCGAATTAATGTTTCAATATCGTGCTGCAAGTTTCTTTGGTAGATTATACGCTCCAGACATTCTAAAAGGAATGCAATCAGTTGAAGAAATTAAAGATGTTCATTCTACAATTGATACGGATTTTGAAGATGTTTCTAAACTTGAAAATCTAATTGAATTGTACGCATCTAAAAAAGAATTAGTTTTAAAAGAAGATGTTGAATTTATCGAAAAAGTAATTTCTGAAAGTGATTCTAAAAATTACGATAAAGTAATTTACCAACTAAACAAAATTAAAAATGAACAACAAGGCTAATAGAGTCGCAAGATTTACAAGTAGTAAAATTTCAGTTTTAACTATTTTAGGAAAAGGTGAGTTTGGATTTGGTGCTGGTGCAATAACTTACATCAAAGACAAAATTAAAGAGTTAAATTTAGGTAGGGGATTAACCCTACCTATTTACAAACAAGATATGATTTGGGGAAAATTGTGGGAGGTTTGGGTGCATTGGCAATTAGGACTGGAATACAAATTGATAATTGATAAAACAACTTTGCATCCGAAATATGATTTTTGGAGCGGTTCTGAAGATTTTCAAGTAGAAACTCCAGGAGGTTGCGTTTCAGAGTTAAAATGTTACCAAATGAGTAAGCACTACGATTATGCAAAATGTTTGCTTAAAAAAGACGTAGCACTATTTAGAAATGAATTTAAAGAGGAATATTGGCAAATTGTTTCAAATAGTTGCATACACAATACAAAGTACGGAGAAGCTATTGCCTTTATGCCAACTGAAGAAAATCTACTTGAAATGCGTGATTTGTTGGAAAATACAGATTATGTAGAAAAGCATTTAAAAGATGATGCTTGGAAATATAGATTTGTTTACGAAAAAGATTTATATGATTTAGCGTTTATTCCAAAACATTCAGATTTTCCAAGTATGGTTAAATTCAGATTTGAAGTTCCAATTGAAGATAAAATATTTCTAACTAAACAAGTTATCAATGGGGATAAGTTGTTAAATAAATTGATTAAAGATGAGTAATGAATATAAAGAGTTTTTAGAAACCAAAAAAAAGACTTTTATTGAAAGTGGATTTGACATTCCAATGCAGATTGCACTACAGAAGGAGTTGGAAAAGCACAAAGTTCCATACATGGCTATTACTCCGCTGGAGAATCCTCCCCTCACCCAATCATGGGCAGCCTCACTTATGCAGATGGGATTTGTATTCTTTATCTCCGAGACTGGGGCTAATGCCGCTAAGAAAGCAGGATTGCAGAATGCTGATTACCTTCGTATTGGAGTTGACCGAGAGTCATTTTATCCTGCAGCAGAAGGTGAGCGTGAGCTGCTGCGTGAAGGGCTTGGCTATAAGGATGAGTTTGTAATTCTAACGGTGGCGGATAATCAGGAACGCAAAAACCTCTCCGCCTCCATCAAGGTAGTCTCTTTACTTCTACACCCATCTCTGACCTCAGATGAGTATGACAGAATACTTAGCGCTAAGTCCGACAAAAAGGTATCAGATTTTGAGAAGGTTGGTAAATTCAAATATGTTCTAGTTACTCGAGAGAATACCCCAGTCGGACACATCCTCAGAGACTTGGCGATTACTGCTGACATCAATAAGGAGTTTCTGGTAATTGAGCGCGGCATTAGTCGGGAAGAATTACGCAAACTTTATGTGGCATCCGACCTGTTCCTTCTCCTCTCAAAAGCAGAAGGGTTAGGCATCCCAATCCTTGAGGCCATGGCATGCGGAGCCCCGGTGATGGGTACAGACACTGGGGCAATCCATGAACTATTGGAAGATGGTAGGGGACTTCTAGTTCCAGAGGCTTATGGACTAACCGATGTGTGGGGCAACTCGTGGAGGAGCTTTGCCAATATTGAGCATGCAGTCGCTGTAATCAGAGCGGTTGTGGGAAAAGTCCTAACTTGTACAACTCACGCGTCACTGTGGTTAGATGAAATCAAGTTAGAGGATACAGTAACTAAGGTAAAGGAGAAGATTGATGAACTCACAAAATAAGCCACAGGTTGACGTAGTAGTGACCACTGGTGGCAGACTCGACAGGCTGGAGAAGTGCCTAAACTCCCTGAATGCCTATGCTAGTTTACCCATTACAGTTACCGTAATTGACGATGGGACAGATAAAGAGAAGCGAAAGAATAATCAGCACCTATTTAGTGGAGAAGGCAGAAATCCAAACATCGTAAACTTCTACACCAAGAGACACGAAACTCGAGAAGGATTTTCAAAGTCAAACAACGAGGGGGCTAGAATGGGAAGTGCTCCTCTCATTCTCTTCATGAATGATGATGTGGAAATTACTGGAAAGTTCTTCGAGGTTCTGATTGGAACTATGGAGGATAAATCCGTAGGAGTGTTAGGAGCCAAGCTCACCTTTCCAGACTACAGCACAGACCCCAAAAGACCCGCAGGTAAGGTGCAACATATTGGAATTGCCCTGGATGTAGGTGCAAATGCCGTTCACCCCCTAGTTGGATG